GTAGTAGATTCTAGTAAATTAATTGAACTATTAGATAAAAAGTAATGAAAGTAACAAAAGTAATATTAAGCAGAGGAAGGCACGATACTATAACAACCCATAAGATACTAACAGATTTTGATTTAGTAGTACCACAAAGCGAATTAAACAAATATAAAGACGTTGTAACAAATGCCAACAATATTATACCAATACCAGACAACGTAGAGGGGTTAGGAGCAGTTAGAAATTGGACACTGGATCATTACGACAGCGAAGTAGTAATAATGTTTGACGACGATATTAGCCATTTTTATTCGTTGCTGAATATGAAAGCAGAGAAAATAAAAGACAAAGATTTAATTAATACAATAATACTTAATTGTGCATCAAATTGTATAGAAGCAAAGGCATCTGTTTTTTCATTTAATCAAGTTAAAGGAGACATAAGGAAGTACAGGCATACAGATCCTTTTAATCTAAAAACTTGGAGTGGCACAATAATGGGAGTAGTTGGACGTAAATACAAATTTACAGAAATAAACAAAACCAAAGTAGATGCAGATTATAGTTTGCAGTGCTTACTTAAAGACAGGATTGTTTGGGTAGATCAAAGATTTTCATTTGAATGTAAAAGAGATAACAATAAAGGTGGCAACAGCCTGTACCGAGATCAAAAGACAATCGACAATGAAATTAACTTTTTAGACCAGAAGTGGGGTAAGTACATAATTATTAAGCAGCACGAAAATATTTATAGCTTAAAACTAAATGTGGAACGGACACAAAAAAACACGATATGATATTTTTTTAATAACTATTTTTTACCTATATTTACAGTATAACTTTAAAACAAAAGACAAATGAGATTACAAACCAAAAGAGGATATGAATTACTAGACTGTGCTTCTGCCTTACAAAAATCAATTAGACGTGGCGATTACAAAATTGCAGGATATTTTGCTCACGAACTTGTAGCATCAAATTATTACAATTATGTTTGGAAACGATTACTAACTGTTGCAGCAGAGGATTGTTACGGAATTATATCGACAGAGATCGAAGCTTTGCACAATAGCTTTAACTTTATTAATAAGAATAGGAAACGAGGGGACAAGATCAAAGGACGGATATTTTTATCAAAAGCTGTTATTATATTATGTACGGCTAAAAAATCCAGAGAACCAGATCATTTACAATGCCTTGTTTATGACAAAAAAATAGGAATTACAGATTTAGAAATTGAAAACGAATTAACAACAATAGACGATATTAATGACGTTTACGAACTGCCAGATTATACATTTGACGTTCACACAAAAACAGGACGGATAAACGGAAAAACAAAAAAAGATTTTTTCAAATCCGAACATTTAGCCTTGTTTCCACTAGAGCCGTCATTGTTTGACTCGTACCCAGATAAAATGGAATAAATATGAACAAAAGTGAACACATAAAAAAGCAAATAGTTGCAGCACTCGAACAAAGTTTGGGTGTTGTGTCTTCTGCTTGTCGTAAAGTAGGTATAAGTCGTACAACCTTTTACAAGTATTATAAAGATGATCCTAAATTTCAAGGCGAATGTAAAGAGATTGAAGAGTTTGCCCTAGATTATGCCGAAAGCCAATTACATAAGCAAATAGGCGAGGGATCTGTCGCAGCAACTATATTCTACCTAAAAACAAAAGGAAAGAAACGAGGGTATGTAGAAAGGCAAGAGATCACAGGATTGGACGGTGACAACTTATTTTCAATTAAAGTCGTAGATGCCAGAGATACTAACGAATAAAGTTTACGATCATTTAGATGATTCGCAGAACAAAATTGTAGTCGAACAAGGTGGAACAAGATCTGGTAAGACTTACAATATATTAATGTGGCTAATATTCAAATATTCTACAACCAATAAAAAGAAGACAGTAACAATTTGCCGTAAGACATTTCCTGCAGTTAGAGCAACTGCTATGCGTGATTTCTTTGATATATTAAAAGAGTACGGATTGTACCGAGAACAGTATCACAATAAATCTAATAGTGAGTATTACTTAAACGGAAACAGGTACGAGTTTATTTCTCTGGATCAACCACAAAAAATTAGAGGTCGTAAAAGAGACTTGCTGTTTATAAATGAAGCCAACGAATTACATTTTGAAGACTGGCAGCAGTTAATATTTAGAACGTCCGAGAAAATTATAATTGATTTTAATCCAAGTGAGGAGTTTCATTGGATTTATGATAAGGTACTAACTAGAGATGATGTAGATTTTCATCAAACAACTTATAAAGATAATCCGTTTTTAGATCAAACCATTATAGACGAGATAGAACGTTTAAAAGGAATTGATGAGAACTACTGGAGAGTTTACGGTTTAGGAGAAAGAGGAGCATCACAAAGTCTTATATTTAGATTTAAAACAGTAGTAGACATACCAAAGACTGCAACGTTTGTAGGTCGAGGACTTGACTTCGGTTTTTCGAACGATCCAACCACGTTAGTAGAAACATACATCGAGGGTGACGATATGTATTGCAGAGAAATCATTTATCGTACTGGAATGACAAATCAAGATATTGGTAATGAGTTTAAAAGAATAGGACTCGACAGACGTGATGAAGTTTGGTGTGATAGTGCAGAGCCAAAGAGTATTGAAGAGATCCACCGTATGGGTTGGAATTCAAAGCCTACATATAAAGGTGCAATAAATCAAGGTATTGATATGATCCGACGTTATCGATTAAATGTAACACAGGACAGTACCAATATGATTAAGGAGTTAAGAAACTACAAATACATAGAAGACAAAAACGGACAGTTGACAAATAAACCAATAGATGCTTTTAATCACGCAATCGACGCATTGAGATATTCGATTGTCAATAAATTAGGTAGACCGAAATATGGTACTTACGCCATACGATAACTGACTTTGTACATATAACATTAAAAATAAATGAAAAAAACTTATTAAAAAATTTTGATAACTGAATAATACTTCCTATATTACAGTATCATTAACAATTAAAAGACAACAAAATGACTCACATCGGATTAGTACAATTAAATTTAGATCAAACCAGAATTGATAAAATACAATATATTAACTCAAAATTTGACAGGGAACTAGGAGACATAATGACAATATCTGGAGAGCGATTCAGAGTAGGCGTAATTGGAGAAACTAGAAATTCAGTAATTGCTGCTTTAAACGGATTTATATCTAAACAAAATTCTTTAATTAGAAGACAAAATAAAATTGCAAACAGAAAATCAGATATTGAATTTGCTAAAATAACAAATCAAATATTTAAAGATCTTAACATTATTTAATAAAAAAATATTATATTACAGTATCATTAATTTAAAAGACAAAACAATGAAAAATTATTCAACAGAGATCCGAGACTTTTATTTGTACGTATCTGACTTTTACAATCACAAAACAGGCGTTTATCCAATTGCCACAGATCAAAAAATACAGGAATGTGTTAACCAATATTTAGAGAGCAAACCATTATCACAAATCTACTTTGATACAATCGACAGAGAAATGGTAAGATTATTAATAGGAAAATAAAAAGACAATGAAAACAGATTTTGAAATTATAGGATATAGCGTTGATATTTATTATCGTAAAAAATATTATGGCTGTTATACAATTGAGCAGCCAGACAGAGATGTAATTGGATATGCAGGACGCAGAGACGAAATACTGACAGAAAACTGGATCTATAAAAATAAAAGGATCAAAGCAGGATCGACTGTAACAACCGAATGTTATCCACTTTGTGGACGTATGATCGGATCAATTGACGAAAAAATAAAAAGACTATCAGAAAGTAAACAATTAATTAATCCTTAAAAGACAATGAAAGCAAACGAAACGATTACAGGCTTTGAACGAGATTGTTCGATACCAATTAACATTAACGGAGCAGAAGCAACTAGAGGTTACTACAACCTTGTTATAAGCATAAGGGATCTTAAACTTTGGAAAGCAGGAATGAGACCACACAGACATTGGCGAATAACAGATGTAAAAAAATACTTTGGTATTACTGGAAAAGTAGATGTGCTTATACATACATTAGAACACTTTTTAAACAATAACGTTAAATAAAAATTATGAGAGTAGCAAAAGAATTAAAATTAAATCAGTTTGAATTTTGGAGTGGAGCAAAAAACTTTGCAGATCAATTAACTTATAAAGAATTGCAGCAATTAGAAGACTGCATTGAAGACCTGTATGGCGAAGAAGTGCCGAGTGAAACTGAAATAAATGATCTGTTTTGGCACGAAGACGAAATGCTTTGTGAGTGGCTAGGTTTAGATCCAGACGAAGTTTACGAGAGATAATGTAAAATAATTTAAAAAAACTTATTAAAAATTTTGGATAACTAATAAAAAGAACTATCTTTGATGTGAACAATAATTTAAAAGACAATATTATGAACTCAAAAGTAATTGAAATTTTAGCAAAAACAAGAGTAAGATTTGACGCAAAGATTGGTAAGACCACTACATTGCAAGAAGCTATCTTATTTGAAACAGAAAAACTAACAAGATTAGCAGCACAAAACGACTACCCTTATTAATAATCACAGGGGTGTAAAAACCCCTTTTAAAAGACAATATTATGAATAACAATCCAGAATTAGGCTACAACTTTTTAATCACTGATGCAGACGTTGAAAACAACCAAATCGAGCAAAACAAGATTTCAAGAAACAACAAAATTGTAGAAGCAATCCAATTAATTGCCGAAGCAAGAGATTTAGTGTATCAAGCACTAGAAAACGACAGAGAAGACTTTAAACACTTTGAAGCATACGGATCTTACGGACTAGATCAAGCGATCGGTGAGGGCAATCCTTATGACTCATCTTTACATTCACTTTTAAAAGACTAAAAAAATGAAGACACAAGCAGATACGTTAAGACAGGATATAAGGCAATTAGAAGTGCTTTTAATGACTGCAACAATAAATAAGGACATAACACTAGAGCGTAAGACATATCACGAACTAGACGTCTTAAAATCAACCTTAATGAATATAATGTAATGAGCGACAAGATCCAAGAATTTTTTATTTTAAAAACTACACAACTACACTCAACGAATGGCGTTGTACATTTAGAAGCAATAGGATATGATCCAGAAGACGGCTATATTAATATTGAGTGGGACGCTCGATCTTTATTAGAAGATATACCATCACTTTATAGAATGGCAAAACAAGCTGTAAAACAAGAAGACAAGTATAATAAACAGAAGTACAAAGAATTTAAAAAACTATTGTAAAATAAACAACGGACGCGTTGGAGTAGTGTATAAATGGAAA